GTTTACACCGAAGATGCCGGGGGTTCGAGTCCCTCACCGCCCACCATTTAAATCAATGACTTACGTATGTTTCACGAAGTGCGCTTTAGTTCCGTGAACCTATCGAACTCAAGAATCGCAGCTGCGTTCGCGAGGTGTTCCGGCATGAACCTCGCATAGGTGCGATAGGTGATGGCAGTGTTCGAGTGGCCGAGATACTGCGCGACGGCCTCAATTGGCTGGCCTGCTGTGAGCATCCTCACCGCAACTGTGTGTCGAATCTGGTGGATGTTTACGTCGCTGAGATTCGCGCGTGTCAGAGCGGACGCGTAGCCCTTTCGGATCGACTTCACCCGATTTCCTCCCCATTCTACAACGTGATCGGTGACGCGCACCTGGGCCGCTGTCTGCAGCGCGGATCTGGCCATTCTGTTCATAGGCACCACTGCGCGGCCCTTGCGCGTCACTCCATCCGGCAGACGGAGGTCTATGACCCCGCGATCGAAGTCTACACGCGACCAGGTCAGGTCAAGGATCGCGCCAACGCGCGCGCCGGTGGCAAGAAGGAGGATCACTGCGAGCCTAATGTGTGGCGCGCCGCAACCGTCAAGTAGAGCGGTGATCTGTTTGTCGCTGAGCGGGCGCACGTCGCTGTCGGGCTTTGGCGGCTGCTCGATATAGGGCGCGTGATCAATGAGCCTGATCTTTGCGGCCCACTTGAGGGCTGACCTTAGGTGCCCCAGCTCAGTGTGCACTGTGCCAACCTTCCGCCCTGCGCCGAGGCGCTTTGCGGTATAGGCTCTGCAATCATTTATGGTGATCTGATCAGGCCGCAGGCTTCCAAATTCTGGCAGTACGGCCTTGCCTGTGTGGCGCATGGTGGTCGCTGTAGGCTTCGTGCCAAGGTGACCTATATATGCCTGCCAGATCTGCTCGATCGTGGCACCAACAGGCGCAATTGTCTCTTTCAGGAACCGGTCGCGTCCTTCGGCTTCGGCTTGCGCTCTGGTGCGTGCCGCAAGTTGATAACGCTTTCGTTTTCCCGTTTCCGGGTCATCCCAATAGACGCAGTATCCGCCGCGCAATCTGCCGATGCTGATGTTTGACATTCGTGTTCCTCGATGGCTCCCCACGGAATCCTGATCATGCGACCTGTACGAAATCCGTGCAACTCCCCGCGTTTTACCATCTGTCGCACCGTCTCGGCGCTGCAGTGCCAGCGCTCAGCCAGCATATCTGGCGTCCAAGTCGGTGGATTTGAGGCTGCGAAAGATCTGTCGTGCGTTCCCATGGTTCCCTCCGTGGTTAGTTGGACTGCGACGGGTCTCTGCTAGGCGTTGAGCCCAGTCCCAACTCTCGCTCCAGTGTTTCGATTTCGACGCCATGGCTTCGAGCTGCAGCGCGCAGTGGGCCTGCGCGATCAGAGCGCATCAGGACGCCACCGGGCGTGTGTCGCGCAGCTTCCTTTGCGCGTCGGGCGTAGTCGGCCATCGCAAGGATCAAAGAACGCTCCATCAGTCGATCCTCATAGGCATCAAAACGAAGAGCGTGGTAGGGTCTTCTCCGCGAAGTATGAATGGCGAACCGCGATCCGTTCCGTGCAGAGTAAATACGGGGGTGGCCTCTGCCTGTTTGCGCAGATATCCGAGATTGAAACCAAAGGGCATCAATTGGCCCTCAATTTCTGTCTCGACTTTAATCGGAACAGAAACTGCATCCCCATCAAACGCCTTCACGCTCAAACGGCCTTTCCTTGGGTCGATCTCGGCGCCTGGGTTGTTTTTTGTCAGTCCTGAGGCTGTTTTCGCGAGGCGCAGAATTTGTGTCCGGTTCAGAGTTGAGCGGATGCCGAACGGGCCGCTCGGAATGACTCTGCGATAATCAGGGTAGGTGTCATCAATGGTTTTGGCGCGAATGGAAACGCCGGAAAGCAACACCTCAATCTTGTGCGCGTTCGGAGCCGCTTTGATCATCACAGGTTCGTTTCCTGCTTTCTTCATCAGCGAGCGCAGTAGTTTCAGAAGGGGTGTTGGAAGGATCATCCCCTCGTCAAGCGTGGGCTTCTCGCTGCTGTCGACGCAGGCCAGCCGATGGCCATCCGTTGCGACAGCCCGAAGGTTCCCGTTCTCAACATGCAGGTAGATCCCGTTGAGGTAATACCTGGTCTCTTCCGTGCTGATACAGTGCCAGCAGGTATTCACAAGCCGCATCAGGCTGTCTTGCGACATCGTCCAATGCGAAGCTGTGTCAGGGAATGGCTGGCGCGGCGGGAAGTCATCAGCTGGGATCACCGAGCGCAGACGGAGCTTTAGATCCCCCTCGGCCAAGGTAATCTGGTCGCTTGGGTCATTGCTGCCTCCGGCGTAAACCTCGATCATCACTGGGCCACTTATGGCGCTTACAAAGCTCCGAAGCGTTCGGTAGTTGATTGTGACCACTGCATTGCCGGAACAGTCGGCCTCAACTGTCGTCTCGGCATCAATATCTAGGTCGGTGGCGCGCATGGTCAGGGTGCCATCTGCAAATGTCATCAAGACATAATTAAGAGCTGGAACCGTGCACCACTTGTCGGCCACGTCAGACATCAGCTTCGACGCGCGCTGCATCTCTGCCAGATCGACAATGGCGGTTGCTTTGGGGGTCTGTGCGGAATTGTCCATTGTTGTATCGTGCTTCGTCATGGCTCAGCCCATCCCCAACGCGGATTTGTAGAGGTCAAGGATCGCCTCCTCTTCGGCCACATCGTCCTTGTCGCGCTTGCGCAGGGCGATGAGCTTCTTGAGAACCTTGGTGTCATAGCCGCGGGCCTTGGCCTCAGACATGACGTCTTTCTGCTGATCGGCGATGTCCTTTTTCTCGGCCTCAAGGCTTTCGAACTGTTCGACGAATTGGCGCAGCTCGTCGGCGGCAACGTTGTAGACGCGATCAGCTGCGTTCTGAAAATCGGGGTCGTGTTTCATCGGTGGTTTCCCTTCCAATTTGCGGATCGTCTCGGTAGCCTGCCTCATCTGATTGAGGCTGATCGGACCGGACGTGATGGTCTTGCCGTCTGCGCCCTTGGTGCTGATCGAAAGCGTCAGGGCGTCGTCGGGTCTCGCCAAGACGCTGCGCTTGCCAACGTGATCGGACCGCGAGACGATCTCTTGCGACTCCAGCTCTTCGACGATCTGAGCGGCTTTGTTGTAGCCAATCGAGAATTCGCGCTTGATGAAGCTGGTCGAGCAGCGTTGCCGCTCAATCACGAGCGCCTTTGCTTTCTCGAAGAGTTCGGAATTGGAGGCGTCGAGCATGGCGGTGCCTTTCAGATCCAGCCGCGCAGATGCGCGAGCAAAGCGATTGCTGCGAGCGCGGTCACTGCGATGATGATGTTTGTTCTCCGGCTGTGCGCGGTATCGCGGCGCATCTGGCGGCTGTTGATCGCTTGCTGCGCGGAAAGAAACTCGACGTCTTGGCGCTCAGCCTTGGCGATCTCATCGCGCAGGAACTGGTCGCGGATTCGTTTGGTGCTCATTCTTTATCCTCCGTTCTGACCCATGCCAGCAGCAGGATCGCTATTCCGAGCGCGCACACGGCCACGTATATGCCGACCTTTGGTCCAAAGATTTGGAGGATCACGGTCAGGCCGAGGTAAACGCAGGCCATGGCCATCCATTCGGCCAGCACGCATAGGAGAGATTTCAGGAAATTCCGCATGGCTCACTCGCCGCTGTGGTGCAGGCTTGCTGCGATCTCGGAGTAGCCGCCCGCCTGCGTGAAAGTGATTTCGGCGCGCGCCTTGGCGATGCAATGGGCCGCGAGCCAAAGGGCTGCGACGGATGCGGTGAGGGTTGCGAAGGCGCGCGCGTGTATCATGCCGCGTCTCCCGAGCCGTTGGTGCGGTTGGTGAATCCGCAGCCGCGCCAGCCATAGCGGCAACGTTTTCCGCGCGCACTCATCAGGCTATGCCATGCAGATTGACGGCGCTTTTTGCTGGCCTGCGCGGCGCGCACGGGATCGGTGATGAGCGTGATTGCCCAATTATTTGTGAGAGAGTTCATGGATACCTCCATCGGGTTGCGATGAAGGCAAGCTATGGGGGTAATTTCCCCCAGTCAAGATAAAATGGGGAACTTTCCCTCAAATTTGTTGCGGGGTGCTTCCGGCGCGTTGTAGCGTATGCCGGTGGGCATCGGGCCCAGAATCAAAAATACCCCGCGCGCAGCGGGGCGCGCGAGGTGTAAAAATGGAACAAAAGTTCAGCCCGTTTACTGCCGAAGACTATCGGTTGGGAGAGATGCGGGTTCGATATGAAGAGGCGTTGGGCCAAATTGCACGACTTGAGGAACGGCTCGCGCACGAAGCGAGCCTGAGTTCCCGTCTTTCGTTGCGCCTATCCTTATTGGAGGTCCATTGTTTCGGGCCCAACTATCGTCACCAGCAGTAACTACCGCAGCAGATTGCCATAAAAGGCGAGGTCACTCTCGTTCATGTCATGCTGATTGAGGGATTGCCCTGGTGGCCTGTATCGCGAGTTTGTCCCGTGCTGCAGGATATGAAGGGTGAGGCGCGCCAGTGTCTTGTCAGAGTTTCGCGCATAAGATCGCAGGCTTGCGACATCTGCCTCCAGTTCGTCAATTCGCTTTTGCAGTGCTTCTAGGTCTGACATATAGATCCTCCTATCTATCCAATTTTTCGAACGAATTCAGGGGCCAAGCTGATCTTTACAGGTGCTGCCCATTTCAGCGTTACGTCATGCATGTTGGTGCCTGATGGGTTGAGCGATATCAGGTGAAACCGCCCGGGTTCGGTTCCGGCTTTCACCTGTTTGACCCATGCGAGGCCTTCAGTGTCCTCGCATATGCAAATCAAATTGAGCGCTTCGGTCGGGACGCCCATGGCCTCGCGGGAGTAGAAAAGCACCGCGCCGGGCTGATAATACGGGGCCATAGAGTCGCCTTCGACCTCGACCGCGACGATGCCATGAGGCGACAGTTCGGACGGGCAGGCCACATGATAGAGGCCGTCGCCTTTCTCGTAGGTATCTTCGAGAACGACTTTAGCGCCAGCACCGACGCGGCCAGCGACCGCAACTGCGCGTGATCCTATTTGCGGTGCGGTGCCAGATTGATCCATGCCAAGGCTGATTATTTCATCTATTGAGCGCCCGAGTGCGTTGGAAAGTGCCAATGCGGTCTTGATCCGTGGCGAGGTCGGTCGACGAAAGAGATCTCGAACAGCAGATTCACCCATGCCCGCCGCTTCCGAGAGCGGGCGCATTTTCCAGCCGTCAAGCTCCATTGCGATTTCTAGGCCGCGAGCAAACTCGCTAATCTCTTGTTTTTTCATTGGGGCATTATCCCCTTTTTCGATTTTGTGAGGTAGCGGGAAAAATCCCCTTGACCGATGGGGGATAATTCCCCCACATAGGGGCTATGGAACAGCTCATCATCGAAATTCAGACCTATGCCGCGCGTGCGAACATGAAGCCGCAGGCGGTCATCCGTGCCGCGATCAACGCAAAATGGAACGCGTGGGACGGATGGGTCGCGCGTACGTCCAGCCCGACCTTGGCAACAGCCGACAGGATTCGGGCATGGATGGCTGCGCATCCGGTTGATGGGGCTGCTGACCAACCTTCGCAAAAGGCCTCCTGACATGACCAAACCTCACATTGTTGCTTCTTCGCGGGTTCAGCCTGCTACGGCGCCCGTTCAAAAGTCCCGTCCCAACATTTTCGCACCGGCGCCTGGCGCTGGTCGCGGGCCAGCGCGTGCAGCGCATCGGCGCGTGCATGGCTGGCGTTATGACCCGCAGCCATATCGGCTGGAATTCCTCGACCGCTGGGCGGCGCTGATTCAGCATCTGTTCGTGACGCGTGAAGATGTGGCCTCTGGGTTTGGCGTGACGTTCCAGACCGCATGCAACTGGTGGGACGGGCTCAATCGGCCTTCGGGTGACAAGGTGGCTTTGGCCGCGATCACGTGGCCGGATGACTTCGCCCGTTTCATGGGTGAGGGCGCGCAATGAGCGTCCGTTGTTTTGATATTCCCCGTGCGCAGGCCATGAAACCTGCCCGTCTTGCCGGTCTGGCGCGGGTTACTGGCGTGGTGGGTCTGCTCGACCGCCGCGCCCTTTCTATTCCGACCGGGCCTGTGAGGGACGGGTTGCGAGCCGTAGCGGGGGGCGGTTACGGTCGGAGTTCCCCCGCGCCTTATTCGCATTCGGTGCTCGGCTCCTCCCATGAGCACCGGATCGGCGCGGCCTTGGGCTCCTCCTCATCATCTTTCCAAAGCCGCGCCACCGAACCCCGCCGCAGCGGGCAATCTGCGGAACACCCCCCTGTTGGGGCTCGGGCGGGGGTTACCTCGCCCGAGCTTTGCATTGGGGGTGTGTGATGGGCCATTTCGGGCGTCTTGCGCCGGTTGATCCCGATTGGGGCTGGCTCCGAGAAACCTTCGCGGGCAGCAATTTGCTGCGCGTCGATTGCCATGTCTCTGATGTGTGCGGGATCGGATCGGACCGGGTGATCTATCTGGCCACGCCTTATTCGCGCGAAGTCGTCGGGCCGAATGGGCAATGGCTGCCCGATCTACATGCCAGCATGACGCGCGTGGCCGGTTGGTGGTCTGGGCGGCTGTCCGTCGAGGGCGGCACGCCGATCTCTCCGATCATCTGCGCCGATCACGTCATTCGATACGCGCAGAGCGCCGGGCAGGGGCCTGATCCGCTCGATGATCCATGGTGGTCGAGCTGGTGCCTGCCGCTGATGCGCGCGGCTGGTTGTTTTGCGGTGCCCCCGATCACGGGGTGGGATCGCTCGCGCGGGGTTTGGCGCGAGGTGTGCTGGGCGCTTGAGCGCGGCGTGCCGGTCTGTCTGATCGCGCGGCCTGCGGCGATTGGGGGTGCGCAATGAAGCACGATTTGCGGGCGTTTTTGCAGCGGTGTGCCGACTCAGGGATGACAATCGCGCAGACAGCGCGTGAGCTTGGTTCAACGGTCAATGCGGTGTCAGGCTCTGCCAAGCGATATCAAATCGCGTTTACGAGTCATTGGGATGTTGAGCGCAGGCCCGAGAAATATGCAGCCTGTGCTAAGGCCGGAATGACGCTGCGCCAAGCGGCGGCAAAGTTGGGTGTTTCAGAGAAGACGGTTAGCCAGGCGGCGCAGCGTTATGGCCTCACATTCGTGACTCAGTTCGCGCGCAAGGAAAAGAAGTGGCGGGACTGTTGGCTGGCTGGGATGACTGCCGAAGAGGCCGCTCTCTGCATGGGAGTTGAGCACAAGTCGGCGCATCACGCCGCGCGGCGCTATGGATTTCGCTTCAAGGATGCCGGATCAGGCCGCCGCGTGAGAGAGATGCTCAAAGCAAGCCGCAATCACCGAGATACGCTGTCTTTGTTCTGGCGCAAAGGGCGCGCTTGCGCAGTTCCGTTGACGTATGAGGAGTTCCGGAACGCGGCGCAATTGGATGCGCGTCTCGCGGAAGACATTCTTGGGGGGCATGTTCGTGAGGGTCTTCTTGTCGTCGATCGATCCATAAATGTCAGCATTTATGAGTTGACCGATGATGGGATGTCGCATGTCCAAAATGGGGGTGTGTGATGGGGTCGATCGATAAGATCGCGGTGTCGGGGCGCGCGGATCTTCCGGTCGGCGATTGCGTTGCCACGGTCCTCGAAGGCGAGGGTGCGGTGCAGGTGGTTTGGGCGCGTTTCCTCGATGCTGCAGAGCCCGCCAAAAAACTCTGGAATGATTTCCCCGGTCCCGATATGCCCGCGCAGTTGCGCGTGCTGGCAGATGCTCTTGAGTTGGCGCTTGCGCGTCGGGATGGTGCGCAATGAGCAAGTTTGCGGCGATGGAATTGGTCGCGACTGGTGATCTTCCTGAATACGATCTCGACGCCAATTTCCGGCTGGATTCGCATTCGTTTCTGCAGTGGGAATTCCGGCGCTGGATGGCGTCAGACATGCGTTGGGATGGCACGCACGAATGCAAGAGCATGTGGTTCGAGCTCCTCAATCTGTCGCATCTTGAAACGCCAGTTGGCACTTTGCCCGCGGATCTCGGGCGGCTCGCTCGGATGATCCAGCCAAAGGTTGAGGCCGAGCATTTCGCCCAGCTATGTCAGCTTAAGTTCGGCCCGCTGCATGGCTGGGAGCGCTGCCGCTGTGACGGGGATATCCGTTTGATGCACCCTGTGGTGATGCGGATCGTGAAGAGTGCATTCGCGTCTCGGGCAAACCATGCTGCGCGCGTCGAGGCTGCTTCCGCCTCACGGCGTTTGGCGCGTCTGACTGAGGATGTTGCGGCGCTGGCTCCCAAGCTGGCGGAAGATCCTCGGAAAATACGTTGGATCGATGATGTGATTCAGTCGCTCATCGAACAACGCGGTGGCGCACGGCGCACGCCGCAAGAGTTGCACGAGGCTGTGCAGGAATGTTTCGCACAGATGCGCCTCGGAAAGTTCCCAGAGAAAGAGAAAGCGTAAGGCCTTTAGTGTCGCTGCGACATTAACCGACAGTCACACGACATAAAGCTAATGTCGCCATCGATAATGACAATGACAATGAAATTAGAACGAGAAATACGCAGCGCGACACTCAAACCGATTGAACTGTGGATAACCTTGGAATTGCTGAGAAAAGGATCTTGAGATGGACAGTGTCGAGCAAGAAGCCGGTGAAAAGCGGGTGATGGAGCATCTCGTGAAGCCCTTGGAGCGCCGAGGGCTGGTCAAGCCTGCGAGTCTGACCAAGGCGCAATACGACGAGATGATCCGCGACCTATGCGCCCGGCTGGCATATATGAGCGCCGAGAGCTTGGACGCGCTCGAAGAGCACGCGGCGGCGCAGCCCGGTGGGAAGGCGCGGGACCGGATGCCGATTGCGAATGACATGCTCGATTGGGCAGGCAAGATACAGGCGCCGGTTGATGATGGTTCGCCGCTCATGCGCAAGGTGTTTGCACATGAGATCGGGCGGCGCGCTCTCGATGGCGGCTTCGCGCCCGAGCTGCTGGCCGCGATCAAGAAGCACAGGCTCTGGCCCGGCACCTACATCGTTTCGCAGGCGCAAATGTCAGCCGCAGATTCTGTCCGGCGGCTTGAGGATATCGAGCGGCGTTTGGCGGCGGGGCGCGATGTGAGCGATGCGGAGGCGGCGTGGCGTGCGCGTCGGCGCGAGGTAATTGCGCGCTGCGATGGCTGGTCGCGCGGGCAAGGCGGTGCCGAATGACAAAAGTATTTGACCATTTCGCCGGCCAAGCTGATCTGCTCGACCGCAGGCCAGATGGTTTCGACTTGGCGTTCGGTTCGTTCGCTGAGGCGCGACGGGCGTGGCAGAACTTGTCTCAGCGCGAGCGGCTCTCAATCCGCTCGGCCTCGTTCGATGAGGGTGGGCGTCGGTGGTTGCGCAAGATCCGGGATCTCTGCCCCTCTAAGGTTGGCTGCGATGATTGGGTCGCGATGACGGACAGCGAGCGTCTCGCCGCCATGCGCGGCGCGGCCACACCGCCGGAAAGCTGCGGCCCGATGATCGGGGCGGCGCCCGCGCGCGGCGCGTTCGAGGTTTTCCATCCTGTCGAGATGATCCCGGATGCAAAGTCAGAGGCTGGCTTTCGTGCCGAAGAGATGGGCTATCGCGGACGTTCCGCACTGCGCGCGGTCGATGTGTTCGACCGGATGATCGTTTCGGCGCGGAAGGCGAGAAAGCCCGCGCCGCTCACGCCCGCGCAAATCTCGATCGGGCGGCACTACCGCGATCTGTGCGAGCGGCACGATGCGGGCGGTATGAAGCTGGCCAGTCTTGAGGGGCGGCAAGGGTCAGGCGGTCGTGGCGGCGATTTCATGGACGCGTATTTGTCAGAAGGCCGCGAGCTGGACGCGCTGCGCCGGAAGATCGGAGGTGGTGTTGCCATGCAAGTGCGGCGTGTTCGGCCATCGGCGCGCGGTGCTGGTGCGCGGACGATCTCAGATGGTGTGCTGGTCGATGCGGTGTGCCTTGAGGATCAGACGCTGAGCGAGGTGCTTTGTCGGTTTGGATGGTCGGCCAAGACCGCGAGCAACAGGGCGGCTGTATGTGGCGCTCTGTGCGCCGCTCTGGACCGAATGATCGGCTATCGAGAAAAAGGGGATTGACGCTTAAGCTACTCGCAGGCACATTGCTTGGCATCATCTACCGTTGCGCCCGCAGGTCAGATCGACCGTGCGGGCGTTTGTGTTTCATCCTGACATTGTTGGAGCGTAAGTGGGAAAGCTTGCAGGTCGCGGGCTTCCTCCGAGGCTCGGTCAAATGCCGTCGCGGTTTGGCAGCACGGATGGTGCGGCGCAGAAAAGCCGCACAGTTCAGCGCCGCGAGTCCAAGCCATGGCGCGCGTGGTACTCTACCGCGCGTTGGCAGAAGCTGAGCTTGAAGGTTCGTGTTGCTGCGAACTTCACTTGCGTGCGGTGCCATCGGCTCGCAATCGGCAAGGGTCAGTCTATCGCAGATCACAAGATCCCGCATCGCGGTGACGCCGCGCTGTTCTGGGATGAGGGCAACCTGCAGTGCCTGTGCAAGGCCTGCCATGATGGCGCGAAGCAGCGCGAGGAATCTGCCGGTCTGCACGGGTAGGGGGTGGGTCAAAAGTCCAGGGGGTTTGAGCGCCCAGACCCGTCGCCCCTCATCTGCGCGTTTTTTTCTGGGGAGGCGGGAATTTTGGACGACATTCGTGAAACTGACCTGTTCGGGAACCCCGTGAGAGCCGGTAAGGGGCGCCGTGGACGGCCTGCAAAAGAGTTGACCCAAAAAGAGATCGACATGCTGGAAGCTGGTCTGATGAAGGGCTGGTCGAACCAGCGGCTCTCAGAGGTGCTGGGCATTGGCCTCTCGACGCTCAAGCGGAATTTTGGGCCTGTGCTGAAAGGCCGGGGTGAGATGCCGGATCGTCTGAAGCTGGCGATCTTCGCCGCAACCGTTCGCAAGGCGCTTGAGAAAGGAGACATGGGCGCGGTGCGCCAGTTGCGTCAGATGATGGGCGAGGATGAGGCGCTGAGAATCGATGCTCAGTTGCGTCAAAATGCGGGTGACAAAGAAGAGCCCGAGGTGATCGGAAAGAAAGAGGCTCAGCGCCGCGCGGCAAAAGATCTGGTGGAGGGCGATTCAGAGAGTACCTGGGGCGATGATCTGAGCCCGGGGTATCGCAACTGATGGACGGCACATTTGATCATCGCAATCCGGAATGGGCAACGGCAGTCCCGGATTGGGAAGATCGCATCAAGGAAGGCCGTTCGCTGATCCCGGATCTGCCGTTGTTTGATGAGGTCGCAGAAAAGGCACTGCGGATCTTCAAGCGGCTGCGCGTCCCGGACCTGATCGGCACCCCCACCTATGGCGAAGTTTGCGAAGAGTGGGTCTTCGACCTCGTGCGCGTGATCTTCGGGAGCTACGACCCGGAGACGAAAAAGCGGTTGCTGCGGGAATTCTTCCTGCTGATCCCAAAGAAGAACGGCAAGTCAGCGATCGCGGCGGCGATCATCGTCACGGCGGCAATCTTGAATGAGCGCCCGCAGGCAGAGTTGATCCTGATCGCGCCGACACAGAAAATCGCGGGCATCGCCTTCAAACAGGCCAAGGGCATCATTGCTCTGGATCAGGTTCTTACGACGCTGTTTCATGTCCAGAACAACCACAAGGAAATCACCCACCGGACCACTGGCGCGGTGATCATGATCCTCTCGGCAGATGGTGATGTCGTCACGGGATCGAAGGCGACGTACATCTTGGTCGATGAGACGCATGTGCTCGCGAGTAAGCACAAGGCGCCCGACATCTTCATCGAGCTGCGCGGCGGTCTGGCATCTCGGCCTGAGGGGTTCATGCTGCAAATCACGACGCAGTCAAAAGGCCGTCCGACAGGCCAGTTTGAGAAGGAGCTGCAGCGTGCTCGCGATGTGCGCGACGGCAAGCTCGATCTGCCGATGATGGCGGTTCTATACGAGTTGCCGAAGGCGATGATCAAGGCCGAGAAGTGGCGCGACCCGAAGACTTGGGGACTGGTGAACCCAAACCTAGAGCGCTCTGTCTCGCTCGACTATTTGCGCGACAAAATGATCGAGGCGGAGCAGGACGGGCCAGAGGCGTTGGCGTTGTTCGCTTCGCAGCACCTTAATGTCGAGATTGGAATCGGCCTTGGCAGTGGCCGCTGGGCCGGGGCCGATTACTGGCTAAAGGCCGCGCGAAAAATGACGCTTGAGGACGTGATCGAGACGTCTGACGTCTGCGTCGTTGGGGTCGATGGCGGCGGCTTGGACGATTTGCTTGGCCTCGGAGTTCTGGGGCGCCATCGAGAAACCAAGGCGTGGCAGCATTGGGGAAAGGCGTGGGCTGATCGGGATGTGTTGACCCTGCGCCAGATCATCGCTCCGGAGCTTTTAAAGCTCGAAGAAGAGGGCGAGTTGGTCTTTGTGGATAATATCGAAGATGAGGCGAACCCGGAGATCGTCGAGATCTGTCAGCGCATTCGCAACGCCGGAAAGTTTCCGGCACAGAATGCGATCGGAATGGACCCCGAGGGTGTGGGGTCGATCATCGACGCGCTGACGGATGGCGGTTTCGAGATGACCGATATCAGCCCGATCAGTCAGGGCTACAAGCTGAACGCGGCGATCAAGACGACACCTGTGAAGTTGAAAAACGGAAGCTTCGTCCACTGCGGTCAGAGGATCATGACGTGGTGTGTCGGTAATGCGAAATGCGAGGCCCGGGGAAATGCCGTGGTCGTAACAAAGGCGCAAAGTGGATCGGCAAAAATCGATCCGCTGATGGCGCTGTTTAATGCCGTGATGCTGATGAGCCTGAGCCCTGTCGCAGCAAAGCGGAACAACCTGAATGACTTCCTGTCGAAACCGGTGTTGGTGGTATGAAGAGACTTCTCAAAGCAGCCATTCGAGGTGTCCGGCAGGAGCTTTCTGCGGGCGAAAGCGGTTGGGTCAGCGCGCCTGCCGCGCAGTCGCTGCCGACTGCAGGATACCGCTCGGCTGCAGGGAAGACTGTATCGGCGGATACCGCCCTGCAAGTTTCGGCTGTGTGGGATTGCGTCAAAGTTACCTCGCAAGTGGTGTCCTCGTTGCCTCTCAAGCTATTTGAGCGCGAGGGGCAAAATTCCCGGCGTGAGGTAGACCACGACATCGTTTCTATCGTCGCCTCAAGCCCGAATTCTGTGCAGACCAATGTCGAATTCTGGGATGGAATGGTTGCCCATCTGACGATGCGTGGAAATGCTGTCGCTGAGCGTCAATTTGTCGGGCGCAATCTGGTTGGACTCAAGCCTTTGCCAGGGTTGACGCCATATCTCGATCAGAATGGTCGGGTGGTCTATGAGTTTTACGATCGCGGCAAGCGCGAAAAACTGCCAGCGGAGAAGGTCTTGCACCTTCGCAGCTTTGATCCGGGCACCGGGATCGGGCTTTCGGCAATCAAATATGGGGCCAATTCGATTGGCGCGGCGCTCGCAGCGGATGAGACAGCCGGCAGCGTATTTTCGAACATGATGATGATTGCCGGTTTTTTGATGTCCGATCAGACGCTCGACGATGAGCAGCGCGAACAGGTGCAGCAGATGCTTCAGTCGTTCGCCGGATCGCGCCGCGCTGGCAAGATGATGGCGCTCGAAGCCGGGTTCACATTTCAACAGGTTCAGATGAACCCGGAAGACGCGCAGCTGCTCGCGACCCGGCAGTTTCAGGTCGAGGATGTCTGCAGATGGTTCGGTGTGCCGCCGATTATCATCGGCCATGCAGGGAACGGGCAGACAATGTGGGGCAGCGGGGTTGAGGCGATCATGCTTTCTTGGCTCACGCTTGGTGTCAATCCTCTCCTAACGCGGATCGAGGCTCGGCTGAATCGTGATCTTGTTCCGGCAGAGAAGCGCGGCAAGTGGTTCTTCAAGTTCAACCGCGAGGCGATGCTGCAGATGGACAGCAAATCGAAGGCTGAATTCCTGTCGAAGATGGGGCAGTCGGGAACCATGACAGCCAACGAGCGGCGCGCGAAACTCGACTTGCCGCCGCATTCTGATCCGAACGCAAACGAGTTGCTGGCGCAGACCGCGCTTGCGCCGATCGGAGATCTTGGAAAGGACTCAAACAAATGACGATGCGCACCCTTCCGAAGGCGACAGTTCCGGTGCATCCCGGTGTGAAATCCCATGTTGGGGAAGTCGCGGCTAAACGTTGGAACCCTGACATTCGAGCGGCAGCGAATGCCGCTGACCCTGAGAGAACGATCTCGGTACTCGATGTGATTGGTGCTGACGTATGGGGCGATGGCGTCACAGCCAAGCGGATCTCGGGCGCTTTGCGCGCGATGGGCGATGGCCCGGTCACGGTCAATATCAACAGTCCGGGCGGAGATTTCTTCGAAGGGCTCGCGATTTACAATCAGCTGCGCGAGCACAAAGGCGAAGTGACGGTGCGGGTGCTGGGCATGGCCGCATCGGCGGCTTCCGTGATCGTGATGGCTGGCGATCAGATCCTCATGGCGCGGGCCAGCTTTTTGATGATCCATAACACGTGGGTGCTGGCCGCAGGTGACCGGCACGCCTTCCGAGAAGTCGCGGACTGGCTTGAACCTTTCGATGAGGCGGCGGTGAGTATCTATGCGGCGCGCACTGGCATTGATGCGAAGGCGCTTGCTGCGATGCTCGACAAAGAAACGTGGATCGGCGGCGATTCTGCCGTTGACCAGGGTTTCGCTGACGACTTGCTCAGCTCCGATCAGATCGATGCCGCTCCGTCCAACAGTGTCGAGCCCGGTCTCGCGGCGCTCAAGAAGCTCGACATGCTGCTCGCCAATGGCGTGCGGGCCACGAAATCCGAACGGCGAGAGCTTCTCGCCGCGGCAAAGGGGGGCAAGTCTGGCGCTGCCCCAACCGGCATGTCTGGCGCTGCCGTTAGCGACTGGGCGCAAGGAGCGCTCAATAAACTGCAAACTCTCTAAGGAGAACGACGATGAAAAAGGCCATGATGCCCGCCATTTGCTTGGCGGCAATGCAGACGCATGTCCCGGTGGCTGTGATCGGTGGCGTCCGCAACGATGCTGTTGGTACCGAGGAAATGCTCAAGAAGGTCAGCCAACAGCTCGACCAGATCAACGGTGAAACCAAAAAGACCGCCGAGAATGCCCTGACCGAGGCAAAGAAGGCGGGCGAGGTTTCTGCCGAGACCAAGCAAGCCGCTGACAAGCTTCTGACCCAACAGGCCGAACTGAGCAACGCGGTCAAGAAGATCACCGACCAGCTCGAAGGTGTGAACCAAAAGCATCTCGATATCGCGCAACAGATCGCAGATGGCGGCCTTGGCGGCGGTAAGGCCGGTGGCGTCAAGTCGCTCGGTCAAGCGGTTATCGACAGCCATGAAAAGATCAAGGCCTTCAATGGCGGCTCGCTCTCTCTCATGGTGAACAACGCCATTACGACGGCGGCTGGTTCGGGTGGTGGTCTGATCTTCCATGATGAAGAGCGCGATCCGGTCCGCATGCCCCGCCGTCGCTTGCTGGTGCGTCAGCTTCTGACGCAAGGTCGCACGTCCTCTGATCTGGTGACCTACCGCAAGCAGGTGGTGCGCACCAACGCTGCCGCGCCGGTGGCCGAGGGCGGTACCTATCAAGCCTCGACCTATGGCTGGGCCAAGGCGACTGCGCAGGTCAAGAAGATCGGTCATGTCACCAGCATCTCCGAAGAGGCGATGGCTGATGCGGATCAATTGCAGACCGAGATCGATAGCGAGCTGCGCTATGGCCTCGACCTGGAGGAAGAGAAGCAAATCCTTGCGGGCGACGGTACCGGCGAGAACCTCTCTGGCCTGTTGACCGAGGCGCCGGATTTCGTCGCAGCTGCTGGTCTGCCCAATGCGACCCGCATTGATCGCCTGCGTCTCGCGATCCTCCAGGTGACCCTAGAGGACTATATCGCCTCGGCCATGCTGATGAATCCGCTCGACTGGGCCGCGATCGAGCTGCTCAAAGTTTCGGGTACGGATAACCGGTATGTCTGGGGCAACCCGGCCACCGGAAACACGCCGATGCTCTGGGGCAAGGATGTCGTCGATACTGCTTCGATGACCGCTGGCGAATGGTTGGTTGGGGATCTGGCAATGGCCGCGACCTACTATGACCGTATGGAAACGGAAGTGCTGTTCTCGACTGAGCACGGCACGAACTTCGTCGAGGATATGATCTCCATGAAGGCGCGCAAGCGCGTGGCTATGGCCAACAAGCGCGCATTGGCGATGGTGCAGGGCGACTTCACCTTCGCCTGATACCGACACAACAAATCGATGGCGCGCCCATGATGGGCGCGCTGTATTTCCTCTGACGGGAGACCGAGATGTTCATTCATGTGAAATCGACGCGGCACACCAAGATCGGCACGCTCCGCCGTGGCGTTGTGTATCGCCTCGACGACGAAAACTCGAATGCGCAGGCAGTTGTCGCCGCGCATAGCAAGGGCACAAACCCGGCTTTGAAAAAAGTCAGTGAAGCCGAGGCGAAGAAACTTGCTGCCAAGTTTGTCTCGCTGGAGGCGAAAGCCGATTCCGAACTGGTCGAAGAGCGCAGCGATTCCGAAGAATTGTCTGCACAGTTCGAAACGATGACGGCAGCGCTGACCGAAGCGCGGGATACGCTGGCAGCTGAGCGGGCAAAGCTCGCTGAGCGCGATGCCAAGATCGCCGAGCTGGCTGCGGCGCTGGAAGGCGCTGAGAAGCAGCGCGATGATGTTATCGCGGAGGCTGCCGAGCAGAAAGAAAAGCTCGACGAGCTGCAGGCCCTGGTCGCCGAAAAGGACGACCAGAAGCCGAAGCAAGACGGCAAGAAATAACGGTAGGGAGCGCTCCGCATGGCTTTGCAGGTGTCCGACCTGAAATCGCATCTCAAGATCGATTTCAACGACGACGATCTTGAACTAGATCGGATGCTCTCTGCGGCCACGACGCATGCGGAGCGCTACCTCCGGCGCGATTTTGCGACTGAGTACCCGGGCGGTCTTCCAAATCCGATCGAGGTAGCAATCATGCAGCATGCAGCGAGCATGTATCGCTTCCGGGAAACAGCTTCGACTTCTAGCGTCACCGAAGTCCATATGGGATGGAGAGAACTGCTCTCGACTTACCGGGTGTTTTCATGATCGGCGCAGGGCAGCTTGATCGGCGTGTCCAGTTTATGGAGCCGGTGAAAGTCGATGATGGCTTCCAAGAGACGGAGACGTTTGAGGCTATTGGAAGCCCGGTTTGGTGCAGCAAAACAGATGTGTCTGATGCCGAACGCGCCGTCGCGGGTTGGCTTGAGGCAACAATGGTCAGCCGCTTCGTTGTACGGTCCAGCGCTTTCACACGGGCACTCACGCCAAAAAACCGCCTGGTCTGCGATGGCGTGGATTTTGATATCACAGGCATCAAGGAAATCGGCCAGCGGGAAGATCTTGAAATCACCGCGTCGGCGGTTTCCACATGACCGTTACAGTCAAGACGACCGGTTTTAAGGATCTTGAAGCCGCTCTGGAGCAGATCGAGAAAAAGACCACAGCTAAGGCCACCATGCGCCGTGCATTGAAAACAGCGGCCCAGCCAGTGGCCGATCTCGCGCAATCGCTCGCGCCGGTCGGCGCCACGCGGGCCCTTTCTACCTCGGTGGCGGTTAGCACAAAGCTCTCCAAGCGCCAGCGCGGCCTTCATCGCAAGATGTTTCGCAATGACAAGGCTGCGGTCGAGATGTTCGTCGGTGCTGGGCCGCTGTCTTCGGCGCATCAGCAAGAGTTCGGAAATATCTATCAGGCGCCGCAGCCGTTCTTGCGACCGGCATGGGACGCAGAGTCCAAGGCCACGCTGGACCGGATCGCAGAGCAGATGTGGATTGAGATCGAGAAGACCGCCCAACGCGCTGCGCGACGGGCCGCGAAGGGGAAGTGATATGGCTAGCATTACGTTGAAAATCAGGTTTCAGAAGTGGCTCTTCGTCGTCGCGAGAATCTGGATTTTGGCGGCATTTGTCTGCGAATGGACGATGCCTGGCAGTATCGATGAGGACACTTTGACAGATCAGATCTCCAACTTTGTCATGCGCGGGATGCGCATCTCGAACGGGTGATCTGATGCAAAAGGAATTCCGCGCGCTGCTGAAAGGTTCAGCGGCGGTGAGCGCGCTTGCGAGCGCGATTGACTGGGGGCTTTTGCCGCAGAGCGTGGCGCTGCCTGCGATTGCGCTGGAGCTGATCGACAATGCGGATGGTTTGACGATGCAGGGCCCGGATGGGCTTTGGCGCGGGCGCGTGCAGGTCGACTGCTACGCGGGCACCTATGGCGGCGCGGTCGCGCTGTCCGAGGCCGTGATCGATCTCCTGAGCGGATATCGGAGCGGAAACTGGCGGCTGATCATGTTGGTCGCTCAACGCAGCAATACCGAGACGAGAGCGAGCGATCAGCCGTATCGGATCTCGGTGGATTTCATGACAAACTGGAGAAAGACCAATGGTTGAGAAAGTTTCTCAGGCCGATATCGCCTATCAGGAAGAGCTGTGGATTGGCCGCACTGTCGCTGAAGCCACCACTTGGACGCAGATTCTTGGGATCAAAGAGCTTTCGATGCCCGAGAGCGTGCCCGAAGATGTCGATGCCACGCACATGCAATCGCCTGGGCGCACCAAAGAAACGATCCCCGGCCTTCTACCGGTGGCCGATTGGTCGCAAGATAAGCAGTATTGGGCCGGGGATCCCGGTGACGTGCTGCTCGATGAGCTGGCCGCATTGACGGAGGCGGGCACGAGTGAAGATGTGCTGGTCGAGTTCAAGATCGACGATTCCCGCCGCACCTATCGTGGTTATGTGAATAGCTTCACGATTGGTGGCACGGTCGGCGAGCTGCGCATGGCGACTGTCGCGATGAAGATCTTCGAGCGCCAAGCCACCAATGACCGCGTCGAGGCGTAATCATGGCAGATGTAACGGGAACCGTTCACCGCAGTTTTGGCGGCAAAGATCTGCGTCTGCGTCTGACATGGGCTGGGCTTGCCACGCTGCAGGAAAAGTATGGCAATGATATCGGCGGGCTGCTCAATGATGACATGGAGGGCGTGCCGCCCTTCCGTCTGATGATCGATGTGGTCTCGTTGTCGCTCCAAAAAGGCGAGGGCATGGAGCCCGAGGTTGCGGATGATCTAGCGGATGATCTGATTACCGAGGACAACGGGTTGGTTCCGGCTCTGTTGGCGGCGGCATTTCCTGATGTCAAGGAACCGCAAAAGGGAAACCGCAAGGCCCCGCGCGCGAAGGCCTGAGCTGCGGGGCCATCCTTCAAAACTACATCGCGGCGGGTCTCGATCCGGCGCGGTTCTGGGAAATCACCCCGCGCCTAATGATGGTCGAGATGGAGGGCGCGGCGAAGCGGCTTGAGCGCGAGCGTGAGCTGGTCTGGTGGGGCGCGATGTTGCCCCATCTTGAAAAGCCGATATCGCTGGAAAGCTTCATCGGGCGACAGCCTGATCGGGCGGAGCGCGTGCGCAGGTTTAACGCTGCGTGGGATAAGATCGATCGGGCATTGGCAAGGGGTTCTAAGTCTCGGAAAGACTGATGAGCTGCCAGCTCTGATCAGTCTCTTTGACTTTGCAGGTCCAAGACGAAAGCACCTTGATCCCAAGCGCGTTGTTGGCGCGGAAAGTCGCGGAGACGGTGACCGCTTTGCCCTTAGGTTGGGCGGGCCATGTCTGCCACCAGTGACCGGAACTCATGCCCCATTCGGCAGATGACGGATCATGCAGCCGGTCAGAGATGAATTCTTGGCATGCATATCTCGCGCCCGCGAGTTGTTGCTCGGCTGGTGATGGTTTCCGAGGTTTTTCGTCGAGTGACCACATTAGCCAAACGAACGGTACGCAGATCAAAATGGCCAAGATCGATCCTGCGATTTTGAAAAATTCCATAACTAACCAAATCTCCTAACCTCGTGAGGCTCAAAGTGGCATCTTCGGTCATCGGCGCGCTGCGCGTCAACCTCGGGCTGGATAGCGCAAAGTTCGAGAGTGGTTCTAAGCGTGCGAAAAACAGCTCTGCACAGCTGAAGAAGACGCTCGTCGCCATGGGTGCTGCTGCGGCTGCTGCTTTTGCGGCTGTCAGCGCTGCGGCATTGAAAGGCGCGGAAGATATCGACCGTGTCGCGAAGGCGGGGCGTCGGATCAATACCAGCGTCGGCGGTTATCGTGCTCTTGAGCTCGCGGCGGGCGAGGCTGGTGTATCGGTCTCGTCACTCTCCGATTCAGTGCAGACCATGGATCGCGAGGTCGCAAAGGGAGGAAAGAACGCTGCTGCAGCACTTGCCACGCTGGGTATCTCTGCGAGTGATCTTGCAGGCCTTGAGGCGGATCAAAAGCTTGCGCTGATTGCTGACCGGGTCAAGGACTTGGGGCTTACGACTGGCCAGACCACCGCCGTCATGCAGGCTCTTGGGGTTCGTCAGCGCGATATCGTCTTGCTGCTGCAGCAAGGAGGTGAGGCCCTGCGCAATGCGCGCAGCGATATGGTCAAATACGGCCTCGCTCTTAAGCAGGTGGATAGCTCAAAGATCGAGGCTGCAAACGATAAGATTGCGCGCCTGCAGCTTGTCTGGATGTATCTGCGCGATCAGATCGCCCTTGAGGTCGTCCCTGCGTTCGGAATGATGGCCAAAGCAATGACCGACAGCCTGAAAGAGGGTGGGGCGCTGCGCAGCGTTCTGGATTTGATCGTCGCGGCTGCAGGGCGTGTTTCATCGTATGCGGCAGCGGCGGCTGCAGTATTCACCACGTATCTGGCGGCAGGTTTTGCCTTGAGCGCTATCAAGGCAATCCAGCTCACTGGGGCATTGGTCGCTTTGCGCGGCGCATTCATTCGCCTCGGCGTTGGCGCACTTATCGTGGGTCTTGGCGAGGCTATCTATCAATTCACGAAGATCTCGGCCTCGGTCGGCGGCTTTGGGCAGGCATTCAGCCTGATCTGGGATGTCGTGAAAGAGACTTGGAATAAGATCTCTCTCAAGACGGACGCTGCCAGCGCGCGCATTGAGGGGGCGTGGAAGAATATTCAGGCGGGGGCCTATGATGCCTTCGCAGCGATTGTCTCGGGTGGGGTGACATTCGCAAACCGATATGTCGGCGTCTATCGAGGCGCATTTGAGGCGGTGAAAGAGATATGGTCGGTGCTGCCGGATGTTATTGGTGCTGCTGTAATTGGGGCGACAAACGCGACAATTCGCGGCGTTGAAAAGATGCTCAAGAAGGTCGCTGGCGCGCTGGATGATCTGACGGGTGGCGTTGCGGATAGCTGGATTGGCGAAAAGCTCGGTCTCTCCGGGACCGCGCTGGCCGACGCGATCGACCTCAAAGAGATCCCAAACGAGTACGCCGCGAAGGCGATGCAGGCGGGCGCTAAGGTAAAGGGCGCATTCTTGAAGGGGTTCAACACCAATACCTTTGATGGCGACGGTGCAACCAGCGGTCTGAGCGGCATTGCGGATCGGCTACGCGGGCAGTCGAGCGCATACGCGGAGGCTGGCCGGATGCTTGAGCAGGCTGCAAGCAAACCGATGACCGCGTGGCAAAAACTGAAAGAAGTGATCAGCGGGACGGGGGCCGAAGTTGCGAACTTGCCCGCAGTAGCTACGCCTGCAGGTGCTGCGGTCGAGGCAGCCGGGGGCAAGGCTGCAGCTGGCACAAAAAAGGCCAGCGATGAGCTGAAAAAAATGAAGGAAAGGACCAACGCCGGTGCCGATGCTTTGGGTGGTCTGTTTTCGAGCGCGCTGAAAGGGTTCTCTGCGCTAAAATCGTCTGTTGCGAGTTTTCTGGATCAGATTGCGAGCAAGTTGGCTTCCTCTGCCGCGCGCGGTCTGTTCGGGTCAGGTGGGGCCTTTAGCGGGGTCGGAAGCCTGCTCGGCGGTTTGATCGGAGAGAACGCAAACGGCACGAACAATTGGCGCGGTGGTCTTACGTCGATCAATGAGCGCGGCGGCGAAATCGTAGATCTGCCGAGTGGCACCCGGATTATCCCGCATGACGTGTCCAAGAGGATGGCTTCGAATGCCCAAGATCAGCAAGTCGTTGTGACGTTCAATCCAGTCGTGGATCAGAGCGGGAGCCTTGGGGCCTATGTGCAGGACGTAGCCACCAAAACGACGCGCACTGGCATCTCCGCCTATGACCGGCAGATGCCGGGCCGAGTGCAGCAAATTGCCCGCAATCCGAGGATGAAATGATGAACAATGACGATCGCATTGCTCTGCTTGAGCTGCAGGTGCAACTGCTTACGGGGCAGGTGGAGGCGCTAATGTCGCAACGCGCGCCGGTCGATATGCCCGCCCCAGCGTTGGAGTTGGCCGTTCAAGATGATGGCGGTGCGCAGATGATGCGGATCACGGGCCGGAACGTGGAACTGCCATCGAGCGAAGTTAGCGTCAAGATCAGTGCCCGTGAGGTCGAAGGCGGGGGGATTCAGGCATACGTCAAAGACATGGCTGAAAAGACCGTGCGCCACGCCATCTCTGCCTATGATGCTTGTCGCCGGGAGGACGCCCCTTTAGTCCTGCGGAGTGACGTCGCGGATGCTGTGGGTCGCCTGATCGATGCAAAACTTGCGGATTATGACAAGGCTCTGCCCGCGCGCATCAAGCAGATCCAACGCGCGCCGGATCGTCGCTAATGGCGCTGACCTATCCCTATCCGCTGGCGTTCCTGTCGGACAAGCTGCCGGTGCGCGAGGCGTCTTGGTCGATCCGGCGCAGCGACAAAACGAATGGGCAAGGCGACGGGCGCGTGTGGCAGGCTGAGCTGGCCCCGCCGATCTGGCAGGCCTCCTTAGTTTTCTCGGCGCGGCGCGAAGCAGATGCACGTCCTATCGCGGCGCGGATCAATGCGCTGCACGGGTCGAAAGAGGCATTCTTGCTGTGTGATCCGATGATCCGTGGTCCGGTGTCAGATCCAACTGGCGCGGCGCTCGCGGGCAGCACGGTCACGATCAGCTCCATCGCGTCGAGCAGATTGCAGGTCAACTTTGCTGGCCTGCCTGCCGCGTTCAAGCTCGGCGCTGGTGATCGTTTTACACTGGTAGACGGTGCTGCCGTCTACATGGGCGAGCTATCCGACGATGCGACTGCGACAAGTGGTGGTGCGGCATCTGCCCCCGTTTTCCCGGCAATCCCTGCCGGGTTCTCGGCGGGCGCGGCTGCGGTTTTTGTTAGGCCGTATATCAAAGCAATTATTGCCCCAGCAGCCTTCACGGGATGGACAATATCAGTGGGTGCGATTGCTCAAGGCGCGAGCATTGATGTCCTCCAAAAGGTTGGTGGCTGATGCGCAATATAGCTCCGGCCATTCAAGCGGCGCGCGAGGCTGCGCCAGAAACGGGCCTGATCACGCGCTGGCTTGCCTATTTTGAAGCGCACAATCGCACCACGGGCGCGGTGGCCACGTTCGGCTTCTGGTCTGGCGATGATGATGTGAGCATTCAAGTCGTGGACGGGCAGACCGGGACGCTGGTGACGCGCGACTATCTCGGGCAGTGCGGGCTGGCGGTGACTGACTTGGTCTATTCGGGGGGGCTCGACATCTACACAGCCTCGGTCACGCTCTATGACCTGCACCCTGCGGTGACCTCGATGCTGCGCGAGTATGATGTGCGGCTCGCGCGCACCGATCTGCATGCAATCGAGATCAACCCGGCAACGCAGGCACCGTTTGGGGCATATGAGCCCGCCTTCGTGGGGCTGGTCGATGATGCACCGATCTCAGAGCAGATTGGTGATGGCAGCATTACTCTGTCGGTCCGGTCTGAGATCGGCCTGATGCTCAATCGCACGAACCCGGCCAAGTCATCGTCCGAGGAAGCGATGAAGCGCGGCGGGGATACGTCGAGCCAATACGCGGGCACGGTCGCCTCGTGGAAAATCAAGGTAGGTGGCAAATGAAGCGCGTGGATGGCTGGCGCGAGGCGCTTGATCAGGCCGTGTTTGAGATGCGGCGCAAGCCGTTCGTTTGGGGCGAGAATGACTGCGCTTTGGGCTTGGCGGGCAATGTGACGCGGGCGCTGCTCGGGACGGATCTCTCCGCGCCGTGGCGGGGGCGCTATTCCAGCCGCATCGGGGCGCTGCGCGTGCTGCGCAATGATGGGTTTGAGGATCTGGCCGATCTAGTCGCGACGGTACTGCCCGAGATCCACCCGGCGCAGGCGCGGATCGGTGACCTCGCAGCGGTCGAGGCCGACGCCATGGGCCACGCTTTGGGCGTGTTCAACGGCGAACGGGTCTTTGTGCTGCGTGAAGATGGCTGGGGCACGGTGGACCGTGCGCAGGCCAGACGAGCCTTCAAGGTCGGGTAAATCACAATGAAATTTCTGACGATCCTCGCTGCGGCCCTGCTGGTCGCGGCCCCGGTGCATGCTGGCCCGGTGGCTGCTGCTGTTGGGGCAGTTGTCAGCGTGTTCTCGGCAGGCGGTGCGCTGGCCGCTGGCACATTCCTGGGCACGGTTGCGCGCTTTGCGATCAGCGCCGGTGCCTCGCTGCTCTCTCAGGCGCTGAACAAGCCCAAGACGCAAGCTGATCGCGGCGTCACGCTTGATGCCCAGATCGGTGATGCGGTTCCCGAGACCTTTGTCGTGGGTGTCTACGCCACGGGCGGGCGGCGCAAATATGCTGGGTCATGGGGCGGCAGCAATGAATTTTATGTCGATGTAGTCGAGCTGTCCTCGATCCCGGTGACCGGGCTGGCCGGGGTCTGGATCGACGATGAGCGTTTTGACTTCTCCGGCAATGGTTCAGACCAAGCTGGCGCTCCGCTCGCGAAGTACAACGGCAATGGAAATCGCCTGTGGGTCAAGTTCTATGACGGCACGCAGACCGCCGCAGACCCCTATCTGGTCGACAAGTTCGGCGCTGATCCTGATCACCCGTGGCCCGCCACCTCGACCTTCAAGGGCCGAGCCTATGCGGTCATCACTTGGCGATACGACAAAGAGACCGCGCCCTCGTTCCCGCAGTTCAGCTTCGAAGTGCAGGGCATCCCGTGCTATGATCTGCGCAAGGACAGCACGGCGGGCGGATCTGGCGCACATCGCTGGAATGATCCTGCGACGTGGGAGTTCTCAGAAAATCCGGCTGTCATCGGTTACACCGTGGCACGCGGGATCTACTACGGCTCGACATGGGTCTTTGGCGGACAGAACCTTGCGGCGGCGCGGTTGCCTGCCTCGGCATGGATCGCGGCGGCAAACGAACACGACGCCGAGGTCAGCCTCTCAGGTGGCGGCACAGAGCCTGCGCACCGCGTCGGGCTTGAGATCGATGTCAGCAGCGATGCGCTCGATATGCTAGAAGCGATCGGCAAGTCCTCGAACATGCAGTTCTCCGAGGTGGGCGGGGCCATCAAGCCGATTGTCGGGGTGCCCGGATCTCCGGTGCTTGCGATCACGGATGAATCCATCGTCGTGAGTGACCCGAGCACCCTGCAACCGTTTCCGGGCCTTGATCAGACCTATAACGCGCTCCGCGCCACCTATCCCGAGCCTGCCGAAAAATGGTCATCGAAGGATGCCCCGGAGTTCCGAGACGCGGATTTGATCGACGCGGACGGGAGGTATCTGCCTGCCAGCATGACCTATAGCGCGTGCCCCTTCGCAACTCAGGTGCAGCGCCTCATGCGCGCGCAGTTGCTGTCCTATCGCCGCTTTCGGCGTCATCAGATCCAGCTGCCTCCCGAGGCGGCATCGCTTGAGCCGTTCGTCGACACGATCCAGTGGACCAGCGAGATCAATGGATATGTGAATAAGTCGTTCATAGTCGAAGCGGTAACACTGGCCGAGGGCGGCACGGTCGCGGTCTCTCTGCGCGAAGTTGATCCCGGCGATTACGACTGGTCGTCTGCCTATCAGCAGCCCACAGGCATCACTCCGATCACCACGACAACCTATGTGCCGCCGGTCATCGCGGGCTGGTCGGTCGACCGCGCCACGATCAAGGATAACAACGGCGTCGATCGCATCCCGGCGATCAAGGTCACGTGCGCCGGTGGGCGCTATGACGTGGCGTTTATCCGGGTACAGGCGCGCCTCGATGGCGGGGCCGTCATCTATGACAGCGGGTCGGTCCCGTATGATCCGGTCGTTGATCCTTACTCGGTGGTGATCAACGGCAATTTCACGCCAGTCACAGATTACGAGGTGCGCGGCAAGTTCGTCTCGGACAATGGGCAGCAATGGTCTGCATGGTTGCCGGTCACCACGACCGACACCCGCATCGGTGCTGCGGATCTGGCCGATGCGATCCTCGATGCGATTGACGATGCGCAACAGGCCGCAGACGATGCCTCTGACCGCGCAGATAGCGTTCTGGAATACGCGCAGGCGCAGAGCACCGATGTGCGGGCAAAGTTCGATGTGGCGGCTCAGCATGTCTTGGCCGAGATCGTCTCGCGCAATGCGCAGTCCGACGATACGCAGGGCGATCTCGCGGCCTATCATCAGGACGCGTTCGTCAAGTTTGCCGAGGGCCAAGAGGCGCTGGTCGGTCTGCGCACTGAGCTGCTTGCCCGGATCGGCGACAATGAGTCGTCCATCGATGATGTGCAGACAGCATATGCGAATGCGGATCAGGCGCTCGCAGATGATATCACGGCGCTCTCTGCTACCGTGGGAACGATCAGTTCAACTGTAGACACGCAGGGCACAGCAATTGCTCTGATCAACGGCTATGCATCCGCGACCTATACCCTGCGCATTGCCGCAGGCGGGGCGAGCGCGGGCTTTGAATTTGTGGCAGCCGACGACCCGATCAGTGGTCCAGCGTCTAACGTCCGGATCAATGGCCAAAACATCAAGCTCGATGGCGATGTCGAGGTCACTGGCACGTTCCTGACCGACACGCTGATCGGCACCTCGGCGTGGATCAAGTCGGCGATGATCGGAACTGCGGAGATCAAGTCTGCCAATATCGAAGATCTCTCTGTTGACACGATTAAACTTGCTCACGGGTCTGTCACTGAATCAGTTGATTATTCGGTGGCTGTCGGTGGTTACGGAGACCCGGAGCAGCTTGTGTACTCCTTCAACCTTAACGTGGAGGACGACAGTATCGTTATCATGAGCTGTAAGGATGCCCGTATCGACCCTAGGGCTGGAGCGCCCACAGGCGACAATAGTCCAGCATATTTTAGGGTTCAGGTCCGAAATCGTGAGAGTTTCTATGTCTACTGTGGGACGCCGAATGCTGATGGCGGTGTGGTGTGGGAGTACCCCGGAAACCAGCCAGCACCTCCCGTCATGAGTTCGCTCGATGCGGGGAACAACCTGATCAAGGTTTATCAGGGATCGATGGACACCAACTCCAACTTTCTCACTTTTGCCCTGACGTACTTCAAGCGGTGACCAAAATGGCTGACTACGCAATTTATGATGTTGAGACAGGCGAGATCAAAGCCTCCATGTCGATCCCAGACAGACATCCTGAGCCCGAGGCTCCAGATGGGTGCGCGGTGTTCGTAGGAGCGACCTCTCCAGGACGCACATATATCGAGGGTGGCGAAACTGTTGAAATTCCGCCTCGCCCAGAAGGCGCGTTTTTTCACATCTTCGACTACGCCACTCGGAGATGGATCGACCCACGGACGGATGAGCAACGCGTCGAGCAAGCCTTTGCCGCGCTGCGGGCCGAACGTGACCGGCTTCTGCGCGAAGTGCTTGATCCGTCTGTGAGCAATCCGTTGCGGTGGGCTGCGATGACCAACCGGCAGCGCGCGGCTTGGGCTGCATATCGCCGAGCCTTGCTCGACATCACCAACACCAAAGACCCGGCCAGCGTCGTTTGGCCAAAGAGACCGAAAGGATAGCCATGAGCTGGTACAAGACAGGCACGATCAGCGTCACAGACGGCTCGACTGCAGTAACCGGCAGCGGCACGGGTTGGGTAGATGAGATCCTTGCCGGGTGGCTGCTGCGCGATCCGAGTGGTGTGGCCTATGAGATCGCCTCGGTCAACAGTGACACATCGATCACGCTGGCCACGCCCTACCTCGGAGTAACAGGCAGCGGAAAGTCCTATTCCATCGCCCCGACGCTCGGGCCGAGCAAAGACCTTGCCGATGGCGTCACGGCTCTGCTGGCGGGCTATCAGGCGGTCAAGGACGGGCCGGGGCAGGGCAAGTTCCCAGATGGCACGCCCGCCGCGCCGGGTGTGCGCTTCGCGAGCGATCCAGACACCGGCCTGCGGCGGGTCGGTGCCAATCAGGGGGCGCTGGTGGCGGGCGGTGCCGATATCATCAAATGGTCGGGGGCTGGCGCGGTGCTGGCCGGGTTGCTGACCGGCACGGCGGTGCAGCAATCTGCAACGGATACCACGGCTGGGCGTCTTATGACCGTAGGTGCAGGGGGTATCGCGGGTCAAATCATTGAGTTTTCTGGCGACATCGATGATCCGGATCAGATGCCGTCAGGTTTCTATCGTGTTCAAGGTGGAGCCACGGGAACCAAGCCAGATGGTCTAGCTGCATTTAATATGATTGTGCTGCGGCGGGGTCAAAGCGCACCATATGCCCAGACGTCTCAATATGTCATGTCAACTCTCGGGCTGTTCTACAGGGAGTGGAATGGCGCATCTTGGGAACCATGGAGTATTCAAGATGAATACGGGTCGAATGCAAATGGAGAGTATGTTCGTTTTGCCAATGGCACTCAGATTTGCACCACTGTGTTGTCAGGCATCAACGTAAATATTGCGCTAGGATCCATTTATTTTTCAGACGCGATTGCGGCCCAGATGCCAGCACAATTCGTGTCATCTCCCTATTCCGCTGGATCGATGTCGGGAACGGTATACGGGTGGGTTAATGCCCGTTCTACCGCTACTCAATGGGCGCTCTCTGTGTACTCCGCAGTTTCTCGAACCAACGATTCTATCCGCGTTTTTGCAGTTGGCCGCTGGTTCTAAGGAGTGACGCCATGAAAATCAACCTGACACCATTTTCCCCGCCGCCGCAGCTCTATGTGCCGCTCAGTCTGTCCGTCGCTGGCGATGTGCTGACACTGAACGGCAAGACGCTGGATCTCTCAGGCATCCCTGAGGGCGCCACACTGCCCGCAGAGGCGGTGGCCTCAGATTGGGTCACCGGGCCGATCACGCGCACGAATGGCGAGTTGTCCCTGACGCTGCGCTTGCCGCATGGCCCGAATGCGCCCGAAGAATCGCGCTTCCCAGCGCCGATCACTGTCACCGAGGACGGAACCGTCGATCTGCCGCCCTATGACGCCGAGCCAGAGGAGGCCCCGGAATGACCATTGCAATCGACATGAGCCAGCTTGTCACGGCGGAGGCGCGGGCGTCTGCAGCGCTGGCCGATGCCAAGAGCGTGGCCAAGCAGGCCATTGCCGCGCAGATGACCGCCGCGCGTGAGGCATTCGTCACGGTACTGCCGGGGCAGGATATGGTCTATCTCGCAAAGGAAGCAGAAGCCACGGCATATCTGGCCGATGCAGATCCCGACATTGCGCACTATCCTCTGCTCTCCGCAGAGGTCGGCGTCACGGCCCCGAGCGCGTATGAGCTGGCGCAGATCTGGGTCAACATGTCCTCGATCTGGCGCGGCGCGGCTGCGAGCCTCGAAAAGATCCGGCTTATGGCGGTGGACGCCATCGAGGTCGCTACTTCGGTCGATGAGGTCAGCGCGGCCATGGCCGACTTCAACGCGGCGCTATCCAACGGAGGCGACAATGCAGCCTGACAAGTTCCGCCACCTCGCTGGCGGCTTCATTCTCGCGCTCACCTTCGCAGCCCTTGCCATCCTCCTGCCGATTGATGCTGATCGGCGCGTTGCGGCGATGCTCGGCCTGCTGGCGGCGGCTGCCATCGCCGTGGCCAAAGAGGTGATCTATGACAAAACCATGTCCAAGGGCGATCCCGAGGCGCTGGACGCCTTGGCGACGATCATAGGGGCCGCTGCCGGGGCGCTGGTGTTCTACGCGGCTTGAACCACAAAACATTTGAGACAACCCGACCCGCCACAGGCGGGCTTTTTTATGCGCGATTGGAGGGGGCATGACGGCCATGCGAAAGGAAACCAAAGAGGGGTGGGTCGCATTCGCCCGAAACATCACGGCGGTTGTCACCGCCTCAACGCTTCTGGTGACCAGCTTTTGGTATCTTGCGGGGCCGCGCATCAAGGCCGATCTCGGGGAGCTGA